CGCTGTGGTACCGGTGGCCGTTGCTCTGGACCCTACCGTCGCCGACTCCATACCGAGGTTGTACACGCTAACCCCAGTACGCTTCTCCATGAGGAAGGCGGCTCGCTCTTCGACGTTAGCCAGGTTACCGCTTGGCTCGGAGAGGTGGTAGATGGCAAAGTCCTTCCCAGGATTCTCAACTTTGACGTGCTTACCGGGGTAGATTTCCTCGTTGCGGCCAATGTTCGTGTCCGGAGTAGTGACAATAATGCCAGCGTTGGCGGCGGTCGCAGCATCGATCACCTGATTGTGGGCGGTGGACGCTTCCTTCTGGAAGGGAAGGGACATCTCAGCAACGCCAAGGGAGTACATCTGATGGCTCTGGACCAGGTAGGGAATCTTGACGAAGTGCCGGGCCCGCCCAAAGAAGGGGTTGTAAATCTTCCGGATCAACTTACGGGCGGTGTGACTGTACAGGAGGATCAGTTCCTGAAACAGCGGCGGCTGCTCTTTGTCATCGCTGCCTTCGGCGGGTGCTGTCGCGTCCGTTGCAGTGGGCGCTGTACCCGGTGGGATCTCGAACAGGCCGTGCACTTCGAACAGGTCGTAGATGTCCTGCGTCTCCTCGATGATTCGCTCAGACTCGTTCGTCACTTTATGTCGTTCGTCGTCTCGCTTCTTTCCGGTGTGCTTGACGGCGTCGACGTCTTGAAAGGTTCCGTCGAGCTCTCCCCGTTTGAGTTCGGACCAGGAGAACCTGAGGCGGTGTGCGAACCACGGTAACTGCGACCAATTATCGAAACCACGAGGAGTAATAACATCAGCACCAGGAGCGACGTGCCATTTGACTCCGGTGTACCCGGGAACAGGAACCTCGACAACGTTTCCACCATCGTCGTACCCGTGGTAGGTTTCGGACTCCTCAACCCAGATCGGCTTGACGAACCCGTCGCCGTTCAGTGACACGTCGAAGAAGACCGACCGGAGTTTATCGGAGGCCCCGCTGTTCTCGAGGAAGTGCTTGACCCAGTCGCGGATGTCCTTATCGCCCAGGGGCTTACCGTTGGACATCTGGAACGGAGTCAAGCCACTCAAGTGGGCCTCAACCGGGTCCTTCGCCCCGAGAATACTGCGCTGGAGGCGGGCGGCGACCGCATCGACGGAGATGGCGACGTATGGGACAACTACGTTCGAGGCCCCCGGCCACGGGAAGTTCTTCGTCTCGACTTCCGGCTGCGCCTTATACGCTCGAAGAAGGTCCGCGAGGAAGACTTCTCTGGGGCGATGAGCCTCCAGCGCGCTGCCGATCTCCTTGTGGAGATACGTCAGGATCGCGGCTTCCTGGCTACTTTCGAGCTCGACCGGAATAGCTTGTATCGCCATGGGGGTTCAGTTTGCACCTGCCCTGATATGCCACTGTGCCGACGAGAGCCGGCCCCGCTATTTTCCGAGCGGGAACTTGCCCTTCTTCGTCCCCACTGGGACGATCCCCCTTGCGCTTGACGAGTTTGGCCGCCGGTTCTCGCCGCTGTTGATCGGCTGTGACTTGTGCGACGGAATCATCCCGTCGAACTTGCTTCCCCCGGGAGCGTGGGTACTTCCGCTGTACGTCGAGTAGTTTTTCGGACTGCCCTTCATCTTTTTGCTCCTTCTTGGCTTTAGCCTTGGCCATTTCAGCCCTCGTCTATTCGGGGTCCGTTCCGGACGCCCTAGTAACCGGTTAACGGTGAACGACCGAGTTGACGTGATTTATCCGCCGATGCTGCGAGGCGTAGGTCTCGATCCGAAAGGGCTGGGAGCTTCGATAGCAGCGGGATGCAAGCTGCCAGAGCGTCGACCAAGTCCTTCGTTGGGAACAGAGGGAACCCTTTCATCTCCTCTACGAGGTCTCGCTGACCCCGCCGGATGTAGAGCAGCTTGGATTCGTGGTACGGGATCAGAGAGCGGATCCGATAATCCTTGTCCCCGATGGGCCGCTCTTCGAGGACGGGGAACTGGTATCCCTGTTCACGCATCTCTCGATATAGAGGAAACTTGAGGACCTTTTGGAAAGCAACGTCTTCAATTGCCGCGCGCTCAACGACGTAGCGACGATGTAGACCGATATATTGTGCGAAAAGGAGCGTTGGCTCTTGACGCTGAGCTCTCGCTTCGACAACAAAGATGCGGCCCTTCGGGTCTTTGAAGGCGACGACAATTGCGTTCCTCGCATTCTTCTTCTTATCGGGACCGCTTAGGGCGGGATCCCAGAACATGACCCGGCGGCACACTTCGAAGGGAATGATCTCCATCGACTCGCCGTAGGAGATCGAGATGTCCCCGTCCGCGTTGAATTCGAAGTATTGGATGTCTGATTCCCGAAACTCGGCCATGGAGGGGTCGCGGGGGTTGTTCAAGTACAGCATCGAGTACATGAACGCGCCCTGTTTCGCGCGGACCCGTTTGCAGGATTCCATGGGAAAGAAGGACGGAAAGAACAGATATTCTTCCTCAGGATCCGGGGCGTATTGATTAGGATCCATGTCCCACGTAGGTCGTCTATCGTGGTCCTTCGCGTCCTTTAGATCGCCTTCGAGCTGTTCACGGTTCCACTGCAGAGGGCGTACTAGGAAATCGTACGTGTCCCCCTCGTTAGCTTGTATATCGTTGTACACGTCGTCCACACCCCAACGAGTCCCGATAAGGAGGTGAAACGCGGTCCGCTCTTCCACGAATAGAGCCTCGGACGCTTTATACCAATCCTTAACTTTACGCCGTACGGTGGGGCTTTGGAAGGACTCCAGGTCTTCAAGGTCGTCGCCTATCTGGACGGTGTAATGCCGCGAAACAAGGTGCGTATCCACGCCGGCCGCTTCCATCGTGTCTTCACCGTACACGCCATTACGAGGGAAGAGCAGATTGGAGTCAGTCCAAACCGTCCGGGAGAAATCTGGAATAATCTCAGGGAAGAGCCACCGGAGGATCTGGTTCCGTTCAATCTGGATGCGGATCGCTTTGATCTGTTTCTTTGCGTTCTCACTGGAAAAGCTGGCTAGGAGGATCCTATGCTCGGGGCCCGGTAGGCCACAGAAGTCGTCTTGTATGAGGATCCAGATCGGGAGGGATTTCGATCCGACCGTGGATTTGAACGTGTCCCGCGGGATGAGGACTACCTTGCGCTTCTTCTCGGTGTTCTGGATGAAATTACACAGCTCGAGGTGGGGATTGCGTTGGATCTTATCATAGCCGAGAACGGCAGTTGACAAGAAGAACAGTGATTCCTGAGCCCGCTGCCGCGTCTGCGCCCGGAGTTCGTCGGCCTGGGACGAAGGAGGGAGGTTCACCCCCAGGGCTTCCTCGATAGCTTTCTTGCCATGATCGAGGATAATGTCCATTTACTCACCGAGGCCATTACGGGCACCTTCGGTGCGCCCGCTACCAACAGTGACGACACCGTGGGATTCCTGCATCCGACGGAAGATTTCGGCCACGGCTCCCTCAGTGAGGACGATCTGAGCGGAGTTGCTGATCTTTTTCTGCGCTGCGTACCCGCCCCGATCAAGCCAATCCTGCGCGATTGCGACTTGCAGCTTCTCGTCTTCGGTGGATTCTGCGATTTCCAGGAGTCGGGAAGCCATCTCCCCGCTGAATTCCTGGATCATCTCATCCACGCCCGCATGAACATGGCGCTCATACGGGGTCCACTCGGCCTTTTTCTGGGTGAAGACCCAGTTCTCGTAGGCCTGGTACTTAGGTTGCTTGATCCAGACGCGCACGGACGCAGGAGAACGCCCTACCCGTTGAGCTAGCTGCGGAACGCTGATTTCGGGTACCTCAGCACGGAGCTCCGCCATCATCTTCCATTCCATACGGACTGGGTCCGGGTAGAGCGGGATCGGCGGAGATGTAACTTGGGTCATGATACCTGTGCTCTTTGTTCCGTCCATTATATAGCGGATCCCGCGGCAAAGCAACCGGCAAGGGGTTTATACTACGTACTTGGATGTCACAGTGAAAAATCGGGTACTATTTTTGACGTGCGTACCTAAAGGTAGGACCTAAAGGTCCGAGGGTCCCCCCATGGTAGCAGCATACGATCGTACAGCAGGACTAGAGCTGTGCCAGTTCGAGCCATATAGAGAGCTAAGGCGAGGTGACTATGAGCGATGCTAAGCGTACGTGGCAGAAGAAGACCGTCGAGATGGAAGTCAAGCCTGGCGTGAAGAGCAACTGCGTCCTGGTGAAGATCGTCGCCAAGGATGGCAAGCTGCAGAAGTACGTGATGAAGCCCGTAAGCGAGTTCTGGGGCGAAGACGACGAGAAGTCCACGATCAACTGGTAGCCTAGTGACGGTCGTAGGAGCAATCCTACGATCGTCTTTTTTTGCTACTACGCCAGGGCTTTCTTTCAGAGCAGGCCATTCCCCGTACGAGCTTAGATCATAGCGTGTTGTACCATATAGAGAGTGATTGTGAGGTGACTATGCAATGGTTATCAGTCGTCGAAGCAGTCGCGTTGATCGTGTGTTTCTCAATCGTCATCTATCAGTCGCAGGAGTAGCGTATGAAGAACAAGATGCAGCTCGAAGATCCGTTCCGCGGTCGGTTCGATGCAGTCAAGAATGCACTGCACAACGTCCTCCAGCAGCCGTTCAGTGGCACGGTCGGCGAAGCGTGCAACATCGGCAACGCAGCGACGACGGCACTCCGCATCATCGACGGGCAGTACGACATCAGCGAGCTCTCGTACAAGATCACACAGGTCCCACAGGAGTAACGATGCATCTCATGCGGTTCGGACTCACAGACCACGAAGGCGAAGCGTGGACAGACGATCATCCGATGACCATCCAGCACGTCGAAAAGACCTGGGATCAACCAGGCGGCGTGTGGTTCTTGACAGTCTACTGCTCCAACGGTTGGTACTTCGTCCTCACTCCGGACGACATGAAGCAGTTTATCGAAGCGTCATTCAGCTGGGGAGTCTAACGATGCAGGTGCCAGAACTCGACAAAGAACTCCTCGCGGAAGCAATCGCAACGGCGATGATCCACACGACAGACGAGAGCGGCGACTTCGTCGGCGACTTGTGGATCATGGTCGATCGTCTCGGAATCAGAGCGATGGTCGAAGAGCAGATCAAAGCTCTCTCAGGAGAATAGCATGGTACCACAGATCACAGTCAAGTCGGACTTCGACGGCTACTTCGAGGGCCTGGTCAAGCACTGGGTCAACGACAAAGCGAACAACGGGGGAACGTTCAAATGCGAAGTGATCGAGGTCTCCGCAGGGCCTTACCGAGCAGCAGCAGTCTCATACGAGCGCAAGGAATCCGGACGTGTGCTCGCCTTGGACTTCTACTCAGCGATCAGACGTGGATTCGGATCGTTGAGCGAGCAGGACGTGATCGACATCCAGGAGCTCATGTGATGAACATCGACGTCCGTGGACCACATCCGATCGTGATCATCGGCTTGAAGACATACAACTTCGCACTCGAGGAGGACATTCAGGCGTTCTGCTGGATCGAACTGCAGTACATCATCATCGACGAAGCGGCCTGGGATCAGCTCAGCCCGTACATCGATGCTTACAACACGCACGCAGACGACGGAGGTGCCGACCACACATAGAACGTTGGGATCAAGTGTTCATACCAGATAGAGAGTAGTTGTGATAGTGTTAACGGGCAGGGTGCACGTTAACATCTATCAGTCATAGGAGTCAGAGATGGCTAAGCACGAGTTGTCGTACGCGTCGATGGAGCAGGGCCACAAGGACGGTTGGAAAGAGATCGGTGGCACGACCGAGCTGCTCCGGATGGTCAAGCAGGGTTGGTACGCAGTCTGCGAGCGCAAGGAGCAGAACGACAAGAACACCATGATCAGGGACATGGTCAAGAACGACCCGCGTCTCAAGACGATCAGGGAACAGGCGAAGGCGAAGCTCAAGGCAGCTCGCGAGGCAGGCAAGAAGTAGGTCGACATCAGAGCGGCGGTGCGAGCAATCGCATCGTCGCTCTTTTTTTGTTCTTCGTGCCAGGGCGTCATCGCTAAAGTCGGACTTAGCTCGTCAGCAAGCCGCCTCCACTAATATCGACCCACCTAAAACATCCCTGGGCGGCCCTGATCCCGCCCGCCGCAGGTAGGAGATCCGTGGGCGCCAGGGCTTTGTTCCCTGAGCTGGCGCCTGCAGTGGTATGAACGTGAGCCGCTGCCGACGACGTTGCTTCAATGTTCCCTGAGCAGATGCATCCTTTGCCGCATTGGATCATAGCTCGCGTGATCGTTCGTGAAAGATTCGTCCCTTGCCTCGTTCGTAAATGATACTAATTGCGAGCACTTTTACGAACCGATGTTGATTAAGTCCTTTGTTCTCAACGGGTTACGATTGTGTGCCAGTTCGCTTGCCGTATATAAGTATATAGTATAAAAAAGCATATATCATATATACCTACACCCGTCGATCCCCTCTTTGAGACAAGACGGCATGGCATTCGGCCGGCAGAACATTGTATCCTGTTGTGCCTAAAGGAGTTACAGCGTACTTGTGATCGGGGCGGTGTCGTAAACATTGATCCAGCCCCATCAATAGAAAGACGTTGCTTTTGAACAGTGAGGTGTGATATAATCATCATAGAATCACAACACGGGGGCGGATCATAGCTAACTCGTCCGCGTTCCGAAGGGACCCGAAAGCGCTCACAAGGAGAATCACATGTCGAAGACGTTCCGTACCACACCCGAAGTCACCTCGATCATTAACGGCCGCGGGGTCATCGAACCCCCGTCATACCGGAAGCAGTGGACTTCCAGTCGCCTCGTGGTGATGGAGGACGGTACCACAGTGCCCCTGCTGTACATCCTAGCAGCACACAAGTTCGGTGCCTTCGACCCGAAAGAGAAGATGCCCTACTGGGGCGACAAGATGTGTACCAACGAATCCCTGGACAACGTCGAGCTGCTCCCTATGAACCCTGACCGGCGTCCCCGCCAGAACTCCTACGGGGTGCCCTCCGGGACTCCCGAATATTTGAAGCGATACCGTGCTGCGAACAAGGACAAGATGAAGACGTACCATCAACGGTACTACCGGAAGATGCGGGAGGTCTATGAGGCCGCTCTCCACGCTGCACCCTCTACGACACCCATCCTCGACTCCCAGTTCAGCAAGTTGATGGAGATCATCCCGAAACCGCCCGAAGAGGAGTAACGGGTTCCAAGTCAGTTGATTCTGACATTGATTTGTAGTATAATGATCTTAACAATGAGATTTCCTTTACATCCAAACCTTGAACCGGATCTCATTGTCGTTTCCAAGCAAAGGAGTCAGAGTATGGGCATGACGTACGACCAGTGGAAGAAACAGGTCGAGTACCTGTTGATCCTCACCTACCACCTCGCCATCGACGATCTTCCCGATGCACCGCTTGCGCGGTGGTACTCCGAACACGTCTCACCGAAGACCGCGATGAAGAAACTCATCGCCCACGCGAGGACATTCTGATGCGATACCAAGTCCTCGTCCTCTGCCGTGTCTTCGTCGAGGCGGACTCCAAGGCGGCCGCAACCGAGCGCGCCTTCGAGGTCACCAACAACCACAGCGACGACTTCGAAGCGCCTGGAAGGCGGGTCATCGTCCTCGACCAATCAGTCGGATTCGACAACGACGACGTCAAGGAACTCGACAAGGAACCGGAGGAACTCCTGTGAAGAACCTCTACATCATCGCCCACGACGAATACATGACGATGTTCTCCGGGATGTACTCCTTCGAGGGTACGTTCCGGGAACTCCTGTACAAACTCAACGGCATCACTGATCCCACGCAGATGGTCGACGAGGACGATCCGCTTGGAATCCAGTTCAACTCCGTCGATGACGATCAACTCATCGAGTGGTTCAACCTCGCAAACGGAGACGGCCAACCGTACTACCAGGTCTGGTGTGTGCAGGAGAACAAACAGGTCCTGGGCGGATCTGAGGACTACACTCCGCGTAGCAGTGACACAGTCGAGAACATCCTCGACGCATTCGGCCTGAAGAAGGAGAACTTGTGATCAGAGTATGGAGCACGGAAGGCGTAGCGATCTACGACCTGACCGAAGTGAAGTGGGTCGAATCCGTCGAAGCGTGGATCTGCGGCTTCGGCACCTACAAGGACCGCGTGTTCGCTTGGGAAGCCAAACCGCTGCATCAGGGCTGGTACGTTGAGATCCACACCAGCCTCGGCCGTACCGGAGCCCTTCAGGGCGCCACATTCAACCTGCCCCTGGAAGTCGCATCCGCAGTCAGGAGGATCCTGTGAAGAGCATCTGGACAGTCCGCCTCGTCATGTTCAACAGCAGCACGATGAATCCACCCATCCCAGGTGTCTGGATTGAGCAGTTCCGCCACATGGGCCTCCTGCGTGTCCTCGAAGTCCTCGAAGAAGGCACGCTGAGCGAGCGCACCGTCCTGGAGTTCGAGTACCCAGGCTCCGCCCGTGGCATCGACACCAAGATTTGGGCTGAACAGGAATCCGAACGGATGAAGTCCTTCGGCATCAACGCGGCCGCGGCTCCCAAGTGGGCCGGTTCCACGGTGAGGCTGTAATGCAGTTCACCTTCCAGATCTCCGACCGGGAGTACAGCCTCCCGGGCCGCTACGTCGTCTGCCCACGCTGTGAGGGCAAGGGCTCACACGTCAACCCGAACGTCGACGGCAACGGGCTGTCCCAAGAAGACTTCGATGAGAACCCCGGGTTCTTCGAGGACTACATGTCCGGCGTGTACGACGTCAGCTGCTACACGTGCAAAGGTCAGCGGGTCGTGCTCGAACCCAACGAGTCGCTGATCAAGTACAATCCCAAGCTCAAGGCGATCTACAAGATGTGGATCCAGTCCCTCCGCGAGGAAGCCGAGTACCAGGCCGAGTGTGCGGCCGAACGAAAGATGGGGTGCTAACCATGTCCGAAGAAGCGTTGCGTCAGGCTCTCCGCTGGATCCTGGACATCTCGTACGCTGGCCATCCTGACGGCCGTGAGGCCCGTCTCGAGCAGATCACGAAGATCGCCAAGCAGGCGTTGGAGACCAAAGATGGCAAGTGATCCCAAGACAATCGCTGACTGGTACGCCCGCATCGAGCTGCACGCTCGCGAGCACTACAACGAGGACGGCTGGGACTTCTTCGTGGAGTGCTGGCAGCCGAGTGATGTTCAACGGATCACCGAGATCTGGCACACGATCACCTACGAGGAGTGCCTCGCTCAGATCCACACGCTCTGCAAGATCCAGAACGACCGCCGCAACGACATCCAAGCGGAGGCCTTCTGATGTCCAAATGGGCTTTCGGCTGTGGCAAGAAGATCGAGGTCGTCGTCCCACACGGAAGATACGACTCGCGCGCGATCACCGTGGAGTGCGGATCCAGTGCACATGACGGGGGCGTGAATCAGTGCGACGCCTGCGAAAAAAATCACCCCGTCTCCGACCCGTACGAAGACGAGGGCGACATGGAATGGTTCGACCGCCAGGGAGGCGAAGATGCCGAGTAACGAGCTCACGATCACCGTCACGTACACGCTCCGCTTCGCGGACATCAACGAGGACATCGAGCAAGAGGAGGTCAGCGAAGAGCTGATCGAGGCCTTTATGGACTCCTACAGCTCCACGCTCCAGGACGAAACCGGGTCCGTCGTGTTCGAAACCTCAGACCAGAAGTTCAACTACGAAACCATGACAGCGGAGATCAAGCGATGAAGTTCACACTCCCGTTCAGCAAGACCACCGCAGGCACCGTCGTCTTCGCCAACCAGCTGGACAAGTCCCTGCCGGTCAACGCTATCTACGTCCGCAAGGGCACAATCGTCGACGGCAAGGACGTCTCGCAGCTGAAGTCCCTGACGTTCACCCTCTCCGCCGAAGGCAATGGCTGAGGATCCGCACAGCGTAACGCACTTCGTCCCGTACGACAGCCCGTACTTGACGGTCCGCTTCCCCCGCCATGCTCGCGCGTGGTGTGGGAAGCTGATCGACATCAAGACCCAGATGTCGAACGAACCGAGCTGCCCTGTATGCCAGCGGATGCTAAAGGAGTTCGATGAAGAACCCACATACTGGGACAAGAGGGACAAGGGGTGAAATACGGTTCCTTACCTGTTGATTTTCACTTTGGTCTGTGGTATAATATATCTAACAATGGAGATTATGGATCACGTCAAAAGATTCACATCACATTGCCCTTCGTCCCTGCGGGGGCGGATCGGGTCCATCATTCCGATAGGACCCTCGTCAACAACCGAGCCATACGTCCTGCACGTCACTGGTTTCGGTTCCAAGTCACCAGCTCTACGGTGACAGGAGAAACGCCATGTCAAGCATTCTGTCCGAGGCGGCCGCGAACTTCGAGAACCTCTCCGTCGACGACCTCAAGGCCCGCCTGAAGGGCATCGCCGAGGCGAAGGCGAAGCAGAAGGAGCGCCAGAAGGAGTACAACGCGTCTCCCGAGGCGAAGGAGAAGCGGACCACGTACCAGAAGACCCGCCTCGAGACCATCAAGGGCGATCCCGAGAAGTACGATGCGCTCAAGACGAAGCGCAAGGAGTACATGAACCGCCCCGACGTCAAGGCGAAGCGTCAGGAGTACCACAAGAAGCGGAACGCCGAGACCAAGGCCATCATCGAAGCCGCGAAGGCCGCGGGCATCGACGTGAAGGCGATCCTGGCCGGCGAAGCCACCGCGTAGGCGAATGAGGGGAGGGACTGCACACCTCCCCTTTTCGTTGCACAATGTTCACCGTTGTATTTCACTTTCACAGAGGAGCACGAGTCATGGCAAACATCGGAAGTCCGCTCCGCGAGATCGAAGTCGAACCGCTCCAGATCCCCGTTCCGGAACGTGAACAGCCGGAGTCCATCCCGCAGATTCCACAGGAACAGCCTGAAGTCGAGGAACCGGTTCTCGTATGAAGATCCCGGACTACCTCGACCCGCTGGTCGGCTGGCGGGCCTGGTCGAACGTGAACCGCGAAGGGCACCTCGTCCCTCTCGTCAGCGTTCACCAGGTCTGGCCGAAACGGATCCCCGCACAAGCGATGTGCGAGTGCTGCAAGCAATTCGCCAAGCCGTCGATGCACAACCAGATCGGCTTCTACGCGTTCAAGAAGGTCATCGACCTGCTCGACGAAACGGTCGTTCAGAACCGCTTCGCCCATCGGTACGGGAGCTACGTCTTCGGTCAGGTCTACATGTGGGGCACGCTGGTCGAATGCGGACAACGCGTGGCCGAGATCAACAACGACACGGGATACAGGAACGAAGTCAAAGGCTGGCGGGCAGAATTCGCCTATCCAAAACGCCTTATGACCGAAAACGCTGACCTCGCAGCGCAGCTCCAAGACGATTACGGAGTGCCCTGTGAAGTCGGCCGCGCGATCGACATCTACAACGAACTCCTACGGAGGGCTCAACCGTGAGTAAAGCAGTCGTCCTCTTGTCAGGCGGAATGGACTCCACCACCGTCCTGGCTTTGGCTCAGTACCTCGACAACGACGTACACGCCCTGTCGTTCAACTACGGGCAGCGCCACCGCACCGAGCTGATCTCGGCGTCGGTAATCGCACAGCACTTCAACGTCCCACATACGATCATCGACCTGAGCGGATCGCGGATCTTCAGCGGCTCGGACTCATCCCTGGTCAACCCGGACGTCAAAGTGCCCGAAGGTCACTACGCCGACGAGTCGATGAAGGGCACCGTCGTTCCAAATCGGAACATGATGATGCTCAGCATTGCGGCAGCGTTTGCGATCTCGAACGGGACCGAACAGATCTTCTACGGTGCTCACGCTGGTGACCACGCAATCTACCCTGACTGCCGACCACAGTTCGTCAAGGCGATGCAGAAGGCCCTCGAGCTGTGCGACTGGAAGCAGGTCAAGCTGGTCGTGCCGTTCCTCAACCAGAGCAAGGCGGACATCGTCACCAAGGGTCACTCGCTGCACGTGCCGTGGGACATGACATACTCCTGCTACAAGGGAGCCAAGGGCGTGCACTGCGGTGTCTGTGGAACGTGTACCGAGCGCCGCGAGGCGTTCTTCGACGCTGGCGTCACTGATCCGACGGTATACGAGAACACCTAGTGACCATCCTGGAGTTCCGTGTTCCGCCGAAACCGCCCCACTTCACTGTTGAGGAGTGGGAAATCCGTCTCGTGTTCGACTTCCTCACGTTCCTGAGTAACCATGGGATCGACCTGGAGATCGACGAGGCAATCTACTACACACAGGCCATCATCAGAGGCCAGGACGTCATCGACATCGTTTGATCGACCGTTTCTAAGCAAAGGAGTCTCTCGTGTACCGAGTTGGAAAAAACGCTTACGCACACAGCACGTATGTCCGCAAGGATCGGAAACAGGTCATGCGATTCTGCGCCCAGTTGGCGGAGGAACAGGGTATGACGCTTTCCCGCTTTCTCACGGACATCGTCCTGGACTACCTCGAAGGGAATCTCGTGTACCGGCGTGAATTGGAACGTAGCATTCGCCGAAGGAGCGCAAAGAAGTGAACGCACAGGCTACGAAGTTCGTCATCAAGAAGCAGAAGACCAACAACAACGGCGAGAAGTTCTACAAGCAGGTTGGCACGGTCATCATCAACGGCACCGAGGGCACCGGTGTAATGTACCTCGACATGTTCGATGGCCAATACCGCCTGTTCAGTGGCGAGTTCTACGACGAGCTCACCAAGGAAAAGGCATGATCCTCACCTGGTGGGAAGTCGAGGAACTCGAGGAGCACTTCCATGGCAGAGAGGACATCTGGACCTGGGACGAAGGATCCAAGTGCTGGCTCCGAACGAATAACGAAGGAGACGCCCTTCTGGGTCTCCAGATCCTGGGTCCTAACGCAGCGGGACCCTACCGCAAGTACATGCTCAAGTGGGTCTCACTCGGATGGGACGAAACCACTTGTGCTGATTACATCGTCATGCTCTGTACCAAGTGGACCAGCTACGGCTTCCGGCAGTCCGTCAAAGACTTCCTCGTCGAGGACGATGCAGTCAAGATGGACCCGAAACTCGCCGACGCAGTCGCTGTTGCCATCTCCAAGATGGAGCAAGAGCCCGCGCCTGACCCTGAAGTACTACAGATCCCGACGCAACGGGAAATCTGGCCCGACTTGAGCGGCTGCGTGGTCATCCCTTCGATCATCGAACGGACCATTCGAATGACCGGTCTGGTCGGTGGTGGATGGCTCTCGATTCGGTACCAAGGAGAGATGCTCCGTGTTCGGCTTAGCATCCCTTCTGGGGAAACCGGTGGATACGATCACCCCTTCGAGGGATACATCAGGCCGCGGGATGGCAACGTCCCCATGGCCTGCTCATACTTGTTCGGACTTAACACGCCAGCCAAAGGAGCAGAGAATGCCGCTAGTACTGAGAATGACCTTCATCTACCCACCGAGCCAGGAAATCCATCAACAGATGCAGGAGACGCTGAACGTCCCGATGAACGACCTGCAGCTGTCGGAGACGGCGATGATCCTCCAGATGGAACAGTGGCTGAATGAGCACAGCAAGATCCGCGTCCACTTCGACTTGCACGAGGACTGACATGGCCAAACCCAAGTTCTACGACAAGCAGAAGAACGTCGAGGCCGCTGACGCCCTGTTCATGGACCTGGCGGCGACGCTCAAGTCCGCCAAGACGCTGAACACGGACGACCCGAACTACCAGCGGCGGATCGCGGTCGCTATGACCAACGCCGAGCAGGCCCAGTTGTGGTACAACGCGGCCATGGATGCACTCGAGTCCTTCGAGGAGGACGACAATGCATAGCTTCGCCATCGAGCTGGACGGGGAGCTGATCCCGTTCGAGGACTTCTTCAGCCCGATCACGAATATGAACCAGTCCCGCCTGCAGTTCTTCCTGGACTGCAAACGGAAGTACTGGTGGCTGTTCGAGATCGGTTTGGTCCCAGACAGGCCGCGGTGGGCACTCGAGGACGGGAAAGCCTTTCACGAAGGAATGGCTGTCATGGGCGGGGGTCACGGTGTAGAGAAGGCGGTGCGTGCCGCGACTGAATCACTGCGTGAGTCCCTTCCCAAGCAGAAGCTCATGTACGACGAAACGGAGCTGAAGGAACACGTCATCCTTGTCGAGCGGCTCATCCGAGCGTACGACATCGAGTACGGTGGGAAGGTCCTGTACCAGCCCCTCGGAATCGAATGCAGCGGCCGCGTGGAGGTCGGTGAAGGCACCGGCTGTTTCCTCGTATTCCGAACGGATCGCCTGGTGAACTGGGCGAACCGCATCTGGATCGTGGATCACAAGACAGCCGCGAAACTGGACATGCGGGACGTCATGAAGTACGAGATGGACCTGCAGTTCACCGCGTACGTGTACGGAGCGTCGAAGATCCTGGGCGAGCGAGTCGCAGGGGTCATCGTGGACGTCATCACGAAGGCCCAAACGATCAAGTTCCACCAGGAGCCGTTTGCGCGCTCCGACGACGAGTTGCTGGACTTCGAGGGCGAGTTCGTCGAGATGGTGCGGGAGATCGCTTGGCGCCGCGCACGCGTCAAGGCGGGAGAAAACCCGAAGAACGTGTGGTACAAGAACACCAAGGAGTGCTTTAGATACGGAACCTGCCCCTACAGGGATCTCTGCCTGGAGGACAATCCGGTCAAACGTGCTCTGTTCATGACGAGGGACAAAGATTATGTCGACGACGCCGACCGAGGATCCAAAGCCATCGATCCAGTCTCGGTTAACGCTGCACATCAGCGAGGTATCGAGACTGCAAGCCGAGCTGGCGACGCAGCTGAGCAGGGGCCCGCACATCCCGACAGTGATGCGACTGAACGCGGAGCTGTCTCAGGAGACGGAGTTCCTGCAGAGGACGTTCGATGAACTCGTTACGTCCCTTACGCGGCCAGATGATCGTGTCAAAGGCCCGGAAGGTGACGACCCATCAGGTGCCGGGGTCCAGAGCCACACTGATCTTACCTGACACGGCACACAAGCTGTCGCAGAGGGCATTCTGCCACCTGCACAGAGCGACGTTCGCCTTCGGCGAGGACATGACTGGGAAATGGATCCTGGTCGACAAATTCGCCGGCCGTCGCTTCACTCTGAGAGACACAGAGTTCTGGATCCTGCCAGAAGGATCCTGTCTCGCCATTCTGGAAGAAGGTGAGCAGCAGTATGAAGCGTGATGAATTCGTCGAGCTCCTCGTGAACAAGGTCACCACCGCCGTGAAGGAGAACCGGGACCTCACGGAGGACGACGTCAACAACCTCAGCGACGAGCTCGCGTACGAGGACGTCGTCACCGACATCGTGGGAGACGTCGACGAGCCCGAGCCGGACGAGGACCCCGATGTCACCGAACCCGACACGGATCGGTGAGAAGTACTCCGTTCCCTTCGATCTCTATGACGAGGAGAACAACCACTGGGGGCAGTGTCGTCTCGCGCAATACGGCGGGGCGACACTTATCCAGGTACAGGTCGATCGTGACGGTCTGGATTGGCAAGACTTCCAGACGTTCATCGTCCTGGATAACAAACTCCACTACGGAGTCGTCGGTAAACGTCCAAACAAAGGATAACATGGCATGCCGCCTGGAAAACTACCACCTCTGAAGCGCACGTCCCAGATGCAGAACACGCGGGCGAAGGTGCTGCTCTACGCACCTGCACGGTGGGGCAAGACCACTCTCATCCGCACGTGTCCGAAGCCTCTCGTCCTGGCAACGGAGATTGGAGATACGAAAGGGCTCCAGTCACTCAAGGACGACGACATCCCCTTCATTGAGATCGAGGACATCGACACACTGCACGCCGTGGTGGCGGAACTCGGTCGCAAGTCGGGGAAGGTCGAATACGCTGGGGAAACGTTCGAGACAATCGTGCTCGACTCCCTCAGCGCTACCGGGGAGCTTTGGCTCGACGAAGCCAAGGCCATCCACGGCTGGGACATGGTTTGGGACGCAGGAGACGGTCCCAAAGGGGTTGCACGTAAGGACCCACGGCAAGCCTATCCCTACGTCGCAGAGAAGGGCCGCCAGACAGCGAAGATCATCATGGGCCTCGACGCCCACTGCTTGTTCCTCGCTCGCGAGGCGGTCATCGAGGAAGGCCAGGGCAAGGAGAAAATCGTCTTCTGGGCTCCTGAGCTCCCCGGACAGAAGCTACCTCGTGAACTGCCCGGCTGGCCGGACGCTACACTGCGTGGCGTCATCCAGAACGGGAAGCGGATGATCTGCACCACGACCATTGCCCGGACCGTGGCTGGGTTCCGCGTCCCCTTGAACTTCTCGGTCCCGACGTACATCGGTACGAACATGACCGAGGTGTTCAAGCTCACGATGGGAGACAAGAGCGCACTGCAAGCGCTCGTCGCACAGAGGAAGGCTGAAGCTCCTGTCCCCGTTCGTAGTTAGCGCGATGATCTTTCTGTTCGCGCTAAACCCGGGCTTGTTTCTAGTCACAGTGGTGATCATGGTGCTCATCACTAATGAACGTCAGAGGAGATAACGATCATGCGTTTCGACAACTTCCGTCAGAAGGACATGGCCGAGGACAACACGATCCCCGAGGCCACCTACCGCCTGCGCGTCAACAAGGTGACGTTCAAGGAGCCCAAGGACTCCGAGCAGAGCGGCGAGAACGAGTTCGGCATCCCGGTGTACCGCAACAAGAAGGGCGAGGACACCTACCCCTACCTCACGCTGGACCTGGTCGTCCAGGACGAGGGCGAGACGTACGGCCGTCACGTCTTCGACAACTACCTGTCGCTCGCGCCCGGCGACGACTGGAAGATCCGCCAGATCATGAAGGCGCTCGAGTTCGACGAGGACGAGCCTCTCGACACCGATACCTGGATCGACCGTGAGTGCTACGGCGTCGTCACCCGTCAGAAGGCCGGCAAGGGCAAGGACGGGAACTACTACCAGGCCCAGAACCGCGTCGGGCGGTACATGGCCACGCAGAACGAGAAGGCGTAATCTTCTCGTGGTTCCGTAAACTGTTCGGGGGGACGGACCGCAAGGTCCTCCTCCCGACTTTTTCGTTAAAGGAGTTCTATGAGCGAGAGAATCGATCCTGGTCCGATCGCAAGAGCGGGCCTCCGCCTCGACGCTGGCCTGAAGGCGAGCGGTACGTCTCCGATCGAACCCGTTCACACCTTCGAAACCGGGGCTCAGAGAAGTGAGGTCAAACCACGCTATGATCTCATTCCCAATTCCGGCCTGGTTCGCCTCGCGGCTCGTTTCGAAATGGGGCTCAAGTACGGCGAGCACAACTACAAGCTCGGGCTCCCCTTCGACGACACGTTCAATCACATCATCGAGCACCTCGAGAAGTACAAAGAGCGCCGCAAGGAGTTCCTCCGGGAAGTCTCCGAAGGTGACGTCAGAGACTTCGGTGGCGTCTCCAAAGAAACGGCGGCGATCCACGTCACCCGTGGCAGAGAAACCGACGGAGATGACCTTGCCGCTGCCGCTTGGGGATGCTTCGCCCTCATGGAGCTCGAACGTACGGAGCGACTCAAATGATGGAGACCTTCATCTGCGAACGCCGCGGAATCAAGCTGACCGTGACGATGCAGACAACGACCGGTGACGCTCACTCCATCCTCAGCGACGTCGGGTCACCCGCTGTCCGACGGCTGCTGGACTCGAAGTTCGAAACCCTCATCGCGAAATTCCTCGCCGATGTGGCCTTACTCCATGATCCGGGTGCCGCTGATGCTCCTCACCTTTGACTACGAACTGCCCATGGGGCACCGACTGATGAACCACCAGGGCAAGTGTCGTTACCTACACGGTCATAACTATCTCATCCGCGTGGAGCTCCAGGGCCACGTGGACATGACCGGCATGGTCATCGACTTCTCCGACCTGAAGACCCGTGTCAAGGGCATCTTCGAACGGTGGGATCACGCCTTTGCTCTCCACGAGCTTGACCCCGCCGCCGAAGAGATCCGTGCCTACGCTCGACTGATCCTCCTGCCCGTTCACCCGACGGCGGAGGAGCTCGCAATCACCTGGCGGGACGAACTGCAGAAGTCCTTCCCGATCCATCACGTCTACATCGCGGTCAAGGAGACGCGGGACTGTGGGGTGGTCCTTGAGTGACAAACGGTACCCGCTCGCCGAGAAGTTCATTGCCCCCCAGGGCGAGGGACTGCTCACCGGCGTCATGACCGCCTTTATCCGTCTTGTCGGGTGCAGTGTTGGCAAAGGCGTATGCACTCACTGCGACACGGACTTCGACAAGTGCTACGAGAACATGGGCGGCGGGATGTACACAGCTACCGCACTGTACGCCTGGTCTCAAGGTATCCCCAACGTCTGCTTCACGGGCGGAGAACCCCTCGACAGGGATCTCACGGAGCTCGTAAACAAGCTGGGTAAGGGCCGACTGAAGGTCCAGATCGAGACCAGCGGCACTGTGATGCCTCACTGGCTCGAGGATCCACACTACAGGAACATGATCCACTTGACCGTGTCCCCCAAACCCGGGTATCTGTACGAGATGATCCAGGAGGCCGACGAGATCAAAGTCATCCACGGCGGGCTCGGAGATTCCTCTGTCGGCTGGGCCTCCATCGAGGACGCAGTCGGCTGGGCCCAGCAGGGCAAGATCGTGTATCTCCAGCCCCAGAACTACGTGCATACGATCAACGTGGACCGGCTGGCCGACGTCGTACACATCTGCGAGAGGAATCCCCTGCTGCGCGTCTCCGCGCAGCTACACAAATTCTTGAACACGAGGTGACATGAAGTACAACGAAGCTGAAACGCTTCTCGCCATTCGGCAGCTGCTCGTCCAGGGCTTCGGTGTAGACATCGAGGACCCGCACTACAAGGAGACACCGGACCGGGTCGCCCGGATGTACAAGGAGCTGTTCTCGCCTCCGGCGAACAACCTGAAGGCGTTCGACCTCCCTCCCGACGCAGCAAAGCGGGCGGGGATCGTCCTTCTCAGGCACCACCGGGCGTTCGGCGTTTGCCCTCATCACCTGCTTCCGTTCGAGATGAGCGCCAACGTAGCGTACATTCCGGGTCACAAAGTCTTCGGCCTCTCGAAGCTGGCACGTGCGGTAGAGAGCCAGCTCAGTGCACCGATTCTGCAGGAGGAGCTGACTCAGGCCATTGTGGACATGCTCGTCTCCGAACTGGATCCGAAGGCCGCTGGGTGCGTCATCGCTGGAGTTCACGGCTGCATGCGCTGCAGGGGGGTCAAGTCCACTGGTGACGTCGTCACAAGCAATATGTACGGGCAGTTCCTCCTCAACCCCGCGGCCCGTGAGGAGCTGTTCCAGCTCATAGGTGATGTGTGAAGAAAGTGCATGATATCCTCGTGTGCATCATCGACGACACGAAGATACTGGATGCGAACGGGAAGAAGGATCAACACAACTTCCCGGTCGCATTCATACAGTGGGGCAACCCTGAAGACGGCTTCCAGTATGAGGCCGTCTGCCCCTTCTGTGCTAAGTCAATCGGCTGGGTCATCGGCCCCGAGACGTATCGGGAGTTGATGGCCATGCTCGCCATGTCGATGGCATCCCACTACACTGCGGGCTGTCCTCGGTTCGGAGCGTCCACGTTAGATGTTGAAGTCGCAAGGTTTCCCATCGGCACCGAAAAGCCGCCGATCGTCAACTAGGAGCGTCACATGACCGGACAGATCAAGCTGCTCACGCGCGAAAAGGGCTTCGGCTTCATCCGCGGCACCGACAACAACGACTACTTCTTCCACCGCTCGGGGTTGATCGGGATCGAGTTCGATACCCTGCAGGAAGGCGACGAGGTTGAATTCCAGCCCAGCAAAGGACCGAAGGGCCTCCGCGCTGAGAACGTGCAGTACGGTGTTTGAGTTCGGCGAACTGCCCAACGGCAAAGCAGAGTGGTGCACAGGCTGCCCTCTGTTCAACAACCCCGGGCCCGTCCAGGGAGAGGGCCCGGCGCCTGCAAAGATGTTCTTCCTCGGGGAGGCTCCAGGTGAAGACGAAGTTGCCCCCATCAGACAAGGAAAGCCAGGGCGACCTTTTATCGGGGGCTCTGGACGAATCCTCACCAAGCAGTGCATCCAGGCTGGAGTTCGGCGGGACGCAGCCTTCGTCACAAACGTCGTCAAGTGTCGTCCAAATAACAACCGGACGCCGACGGATGACGAAATCCGCCACTGTGCTCCCTTTCTTGCCCGCGAGCTGGGAGCCGTTCGTCCAAATGTCGTTGTCGCCCTCGGAGCAACAGCACTCTACGCCACAACGGGTCGCAACGGTATTTATCAACAGCGTGGAGTACCGATTGAGGCGGCCATGGGAGATACGAAGCTCAAAGTCTTCGCCACCCTCCACCCCGCCCACATCATGCGACAGCAAGAGAACTGGCCCCTGGTCATCTACGACCTCCACAGGGCGCAAATCCAGTCGGCGTTTCCAGAAGTCAGACGTCGTCCATGCAACTATGTTCTCGACGCAAGCCTTGCGGAACACGGAACGCTTCTTACGCGACTTGCTAGAGAGCATGGAGTTCTTGACTTCGACATCGAGACCCACGGACCAGGACCCAAGGGAGGGCTCGACCCTCGCACAGGTCAGATTATCTGTAACGGCTTTGCGGTTGACGAAGAGACAGCTTACGTTTTCCGTTGGACCCCTGCCGTTGCCGAATGGTTCAACTCTCTGGCCTCTGATCCAGGCATTGAAATCGAAGGCCAGAATATCGAATCCTTCGACATCCCCTTCTGCGAAGAGAAAGGGATAACGTTCAACGGGCCAACGTGGGACACACTACAAGCGTTCCATCTCACGAACTCTGACCAGCCGAAGAACCTTGGACACATCATGTCTTTGCACACCGACATGGAGTATCACAAGGACACAGCCTCGGACAACCTGTTCCTGTACAACGCGAAGGACGTCCTGGGTCAGCGGCGGAGTGCAGTCTCGCTGCGGAAGGAACTGAAGGACCTCGGCATGGAAGACCTCATGCGGACGGTCTGCCGGATCCAGCCCAAGCTACGCAAGATGAACAAGCTGGGCATGAAGCAGGACGAGTTGCTCGCGTTGCGGTGGGACATGGCGATGGACATGAAGGCCCGGGAGTACGAGGAGAAGCTCCGTGCCGTGTTTGGTCAGTCGTTCAACGCCAAGTCATCCAAGGACGTAATGCACGTCCTCTACGACGTACTGGGGCTTCCCGTCCAGAAGATCAAGGACCAGAAGACCAAGCAGATGCGTCCGACAGCCAATGCGGAAGCTATCGAAAAGCTGGCCGCTCAGTACGACGACCCTCTGCTCCAAGGGATCAGTAAGGTCCGATCCCTGGATCACACCCGCAACACCTACATCAACGTGGAGAAGGATGAGAACAACTATGTCCATCCCAGATTCGGTACGGCTAAAGCAGCAACAGGACGCCTCAACAGTTGGGATCCGAACTTCCAAAACATCCCGCTGGAACTTCGACAGATCTACGTACCGGATAGTCCTGACCACGTTTTCATGTCCGCTGACTGGTCCCAGGTCGAAACCCGGATTGCCATGTTCCTCAGCGGAGACGAGAAGGGCCTGGAGATTCTGGCATCTGGCGAGGACTGGTTGGTGTCAATGGCAGCTGACGCGTACCAGGTCTCAAAGGATCAATGCCGCAAGGGCGGGTCTCAGGAACACCTGAGGTACATGGCGAAGTTCATCTGGTACGGCATGGCCTACGGCCGCGGGGCTAAGGACATTGCCAAGCAGACGAAGCGGTCGCAGACCGACATCGAGACGTTCATGAAGAAGATCTTTAAGCTCTTCCCGCAATGGCACGAGTGGCGGGAGACCTTCATGGACACCGTTGAACGGGACTCGTGTCTCATCAATCCCTTCGGCCGTCGGCGCTGGTGGTATACACGGCAGGTCACTGAGATGTACAACTTCCCCATTCAGAGCACCGGTGCGGATATGATGTACGTCAGCGTGTGCGATGTGGATGATGACCTCACCCAGCACGCCAAGGCGTCGACCATTCGGGCCACGGTTCACGACGAACTGGTCCTCGTGGTCGCGAAGGACGAAGCGCGTATCGCGAAGGAGATCCTCGAGCAAAGGATGAACCGGATCTGGCCGGAGATCGTGGCACAGAGTCGGCATCCGGAGAACTGCAAGAAATACTTCCCCGAGGGCTTCCGTGCCCCTGCCGAGGTAACCGTCGGCAACAACTGGATGGAGTCCAAGGACGGAAACAAGGACCTCTACAAGGAGCTGTTCGGATGAAGTTATCGATGGAAATACCTACGGCGTTGCTCAAGACAATCTCAAGCCTGGTGGACCTGGATTTCATCCTGGCACAGTTCGTGTTGGAGGATCCAGACTATGCCGAGTTCTTCCGGAAGTCCACCCGCTTCAAGATCCTGGACAACGGCTTCCACGAGAGAGGTGAGCCTCTGTCTCTCACTGAGATTGCGGAGGCCGCGGAACGATGCGCCCCCAACGTGGTCATTGCGCCTGACTGGCTCGGCGACGCGGCCCGTACGTACGAAGGTTTCACCGCCACAAAGAAGAAGCTCGGATCGGCGTACAAGCTGGGAACCGTTCTTCAGGGTAAGACTCGAGAGGAGCGCGTATCTTTCTTCAACGCGGTCCGAAGTGACACCCACCTCCTCTGCCTCCCGTTCAAGTCCGAACGATACAGCAACTTCTCCGAGCTGGTGGACGCGACTCCGAAGCACATTAAGTGGCCGCCGAGGATCCACCTCCTCGGAATGAAGTCCCTGCAGGAGATGAAGCTGTTCGCTGACCTGTTCAACGATCTGGGCATCTCACACAGGACGTCCGTGGACACCGGCAAACTGGTCAAGTTCGGGATCGCCAAACAAGCAATCGACGAGTACACCGAGCTGCGGGGGAAGGGCCTCCTGGATCACAACGGGAAGAAGTTCGACTCCGAGCAGTTCGCCAACATCTTCTTCAACGTAGCATTCGCCCGTAAGTACATGTAAGATGCCAAACCCTGTACCCCTGTCTGAACAGGTCAAACTGCTGATGCAGCATCTTCGTTCGCGGACCGTCACGTCATCTGGTGACTCGTCGCTGGACAAGATCCTTGACTGGGTACGTGACGTTCCCCCCGGCGGCCGTCCCATAGAACTCCTGCTTCTGATAAAGGAGAAGTTCCTACTCGATGACAAAACCCTCGACAGTCGACTCCAGCCCAAAACCAAGATACCGGATTTCGATAACCTTGTCCCTTCCTCAGGGTGGATTCGAGACTACGTGGAATTCACCCGGAGTACAGAACCACCTACCGTCTTCCACTTCTTTGCGGGGCTGGTTGCTATCGGTGCCGCTATGCAGCGTAATGTATACGTCCGTAAGGGTCACTACTCCGTCTACCCAAACCTCTGCGTCGTTTTGGTGGCCCCTTCCGGAAAGTGCAGAAAGACGAGCGCATGCAATATTAGTGTGGGTCTCGTACGCTCTTTCGGAGGACAAGTCATTGCTGACAAGGCTACGCCTGAGGCTCTGGTGGAAGCTTTCCGTGAGCGAGAGACAGCCTGCGGGCTACTATATGCCCCGGAGCTGGCGGTCTTTCTGGGGAAGCAGAAATACCAGGAGGGCATGATCCCAATGCTGACGTCTCTATTCGACGCCCCGGCCGAATGGAGTTCGTTAACCATAGGACGGGGAGAATTGAAGCTGAACAATGTTGCCCTGTCGTTCCTCGGGGCATCGACGTTGGATTGGATCCAAACAGCCATACCGCGTGATGCTTTCGGGGGTGGTTTCATGTCCCGCTTGCTATTCGTTGTGCAAGAGGATACACCACGATCCTTTCCAATCCCTCCTCCACCAGATGAGCTGCTCAAGGCCAAACTCCGTAATGGTCTCATTGCTCTTACTCGTGCCCGTGGAGAAGTACCCTTCTATACTGGGAACGCTGATACACGTGCTTGGTATGAAGAGTGGTACAACAGCAAACACGGCGCCGGGAATGAGGAGCGGCAGTTCGCGGGCTACTCCGAAAGGAAACCCGACCACATGATTCGACTCGCGATGATCCTAGCGGCGTCGGAACATGGCGATCCACAGAAGCTGAACGTGCACCACCTGAAGCAGGCGCTACGGATACTCGAGTGGCTGGAGCTGTGGCTGCCCGCCACGTTCGAACAGCTGACGCAGAGCAACATCGGGGAGGACCATGCCCGGATGCTCAAGCAGGTCAAGAATCACGGAGGGACTCTTGAACACAGCAAGTGGCTCCGCCTGAACAGTAACAAAATGGACTCTCGGATGTTCCGGGAGCGCGTGGACACTATGCGCCAGGCCAAGCTAATCGAGTACGACCAGAAAACAAAGTCGTACTTCCTGACGCCTGAGGGATGGAAATGACCCAATGGGAAGCACTCGCACAGTCGCTAGGGTTCCCCGGAGAAGTGGAGATGTGGAAGGAGCTGTACGAGAAGCGAAAACTCTCGATCAGCCAGCTGTCCTTGAAGTTCGCATGCTCGCCCCACACAGTGAGAAGCAGGCTCAAGTCCCTCCAACTCGAAATCCGAAAGAGGGGCGGGCCTAACAGTGTGAAGGTTCAGGTGACGAATGACCTCCTGCTGAAGATCAAACAGCAGGGCATCCCAACGACCGCCAAGCAACTGGGTGTGTCGCCCCAGGCTCTGTACAGCCGTTTGTACTACAGCCTGGGGATCAAGAAGAAGGACTTGGAGAAGGAAATCACGAAGGCCCTGGAAGAGTCGTCACCGGAGGAGGCTCCGGTGACGGATCCCATCTAATACGTGTCTTTGATCGGGGGGAATCCAAGGAAGTACTTGGTTCCCTTCGACCAATCCCCCAGCTGGATCTGGTCCAACGCTCGCATCGTCCGGTTGTACTGCCCGGTCGGCAGCGGGACGAACTGTTGCCACGAGTTCTTAAACCTCGCTAGTGCAATGGCGTCTGCCGGATCCGCCCCCTTCTTCGCTTGGCCCGTCATGTCGATCTGACCCTGGACCAGCATGTTCGTCGTTGAAAGGGCTTGCCCCGCAACCTCTACCATCGGACCACCTGTGTACCCGAAGGGGCTGAAGAAGAGCCAGCGGCCCATATCGACCCCGAACGCCTGGGATCCGATCTCGTACATGGCGGCATTGGCGGCTGCCCAACGAGCGGCGACCTTCATCCGGTTCTTGACGGACCCGCGGGTCATCGAGTCGTAGGCGTACTCTGCGAAGTAGGACGGCCACGTGCCATACTGTCCGGCCATTCGGCCTACGGTGTTCTGCATCCAGTACGGCGTGACACCCCGGCGGTACTTGAACTGGGTGGCGTTCATGTAGTCAATCGACGCAATGTCAGCTGCGACATCAATCTCGCCCGCGTCCAGGGCCTCCTTGATGCCCCGATGCGTCGGCCCGTCCTTCATGTCCCTCATGTCGATGTACGACTTCTCGAGGAACTCATCCCACGTGATTTTACCCGCGTGGTACTGCTTCCCGAACTTCTCCGCGAGCTGGTGCTGGGAGTAGTACGCGATGATGTGGTTCAGGTCTTCCACCTTCTTGAACGGTGCCGTACCCATCGAAGCGAGGCGGGTTGTGTTCGCGATGATCTTCGAAGATGACCCTTCGAGGTTCATGATCATCTCATTGGCACCTCGCGCATCCGCCCACATCTGTGCAGTACGATCCCGGGTGATGATTCCCCTGTGCAGCAGCTCCTGCTCGAAGTCCGGATCCCGTAGATACTTCATGGCCTGCTTGAACCCATGTGCCCACGGTCCTACGCCGAGGCCGGTTCCCGTCTGAAGCGTCTGCAACGCGTTCCGCATTACGTTACCAGGACCGAAGGCCATGTTCGCAAAGTACCCGGCGCCCAGGATCACCGACGTAAAGTCAGTTGCATCCGCGTCCGAGATGACCCCGATGCCTTCGAGCTTCTCTGCGACCTTCTTGAACACGTTAGCGATCGTGTTCGACACGTGGTCCTGCTGATGCAGCGCACTCCGGATGTACGAGTCGAACACGGTGAACGCCCCGGAGTCAGTCAGCGGGGTATCAACCATCTTGTACGCCTGATACGCCTTGCTGATCGCTGACCAGGTGGGCATCATCTCCTTCTCGTTCGTGAATGCCCGACCCATCCGGATCAAGTTCTTCCGGACGTCCATCTCCCGGTTGCTCAGGATCACCGCGCCTTTCTCGAAGCTCTTCGACTCCGTTGTCAGAAGCTTAGGAAGCCCGAGACCGCGGGAACCTTTGTAGTCCGAAAAGCTTTGCCCTGACTTACGAATCTGCGGGAGCTCCTTCAACAAGGCCTCGACGTCCTCCTTGCTGTGACCCATCGTCTCGGTCATCCAGCGGGTAAAGAACTCGTGGGCCTTCTCTCCGAGTGCCAGGGCCGCATCGTCCGTGATGTGCGCAATGTCCTGCATCTTGCCCGTCGCGTGCGCATCGAAGACCTGCTGGGCTGCTTCCCGAAGGTCCTGGGTAGTGCCACGGAACAACTCATGCATGTTCTCCATGAGGGGTCCCATTGTGGCTTCGACGGCACTCCGCCGGTCTTCGATCGCTGTGAACCACGTAGAGAACGGAATCCCGCTACGTACTTCCCACTCCTTGAACATCTCCGCGGGTACACGGAAGAAGTGCGCTAGCTGGTTGAACGGGCCGCTGAAGACGGACTTGAAGCCCTCCGCGATTCGTTTCTGCTCTGGCGTATCCGGTGGACCAGTAGGAAGACCTCCTCCGCCCCCGCCTTCTCCGCCCCCTCCGGCGTCGCCACCGGTTGCTTCGGCTGCTTCGGCTGCTTCGTCGCCCTTACCCCAGCCCCAGTCGTGGTACGTTGCATCCTCTGTCTCCGGGTGCATGTCACCGTACCAACCGGGGTGTTCAGGCTCTGCCATCCCTGGTCCGGGCGGCATGTGCATACGTGCATCAGGGTGGAACCCGGGGATCACGTCCTCCAAGTCCAACGTCGGATTGTATGGCGGGGGCGGTTCACCACCGGCGAACATGGACCCGGGGCCACCACGGCGGGAGAGGAGGATCTCGTTCGGATCGAATGTCCTGTACGGGCCCATCGAGTCCTGTGTCAGTTTCCCGCGGGTCCAGGACTCCCTCATCCCGTGCTCCCGAAGCCACGAGTAGTGCAGGGCCTGCTGTGGACCCTCCGGCCGTCCGAAGAGGGCTGCGAGACCCCACTTCTTGTTACTCAGTT